TCTGAATAGGGTCTTCATGTAAGTAAAATATATTCATGCTATCTTCCGGCCCAATGTGTATGAGCAATATTAGTCCAATCTGGTATTGGATTTTCTTTTTCACGCAACTTATATTCATAATCAGTTTTGTAATGACATTTGTGGTTTACATCATCTTTATGTTTTTCTCGCAGTTCATCCATTGTCATGCCATGGTTTCGTAAGTACTTTAAATCATTTTCATGTTTTCTTCTAACTTTTTCTTTTTCTTTTTCTGCAAGTTCTTGTTCTTGTTCAGAAACCATATTTAAATATTCGCCTTTTGCAAATTCTTTTTCAGATTGCATTTTCTCTAATTCTTGTTCCCAAGTCATATTACTTCTCCCATCTATAGAATATATTCAATACTTTACTTTCTTATCTGATAAAACTTTAACTTTATTGTTTAACCATAGTATAACACATTCTTCTTCATCTGTCAAGGTTTTTTTCATGCTCAAGGCTTGAGCTGATCGTACAAAGACTGCTAAATCTTGCCATTCTGTTCCACTTAAACTCATTTTTCCCACCTGTAAAAAATATGATCGCCTATTTCGATTGTCTTAGTTTTAGTCTTTGCCCAAGCAGGTTTAACATAATCTGCATGGTAGTGTGTAGCACCATCTGTTATATCAATCATTTCAGTTGTTGTAGCTTGACCCAACATAAGATTGGTAAAAACTAATATATTATTATACTTTTCTTGAGAACCGATTATATCTGGTTTGCCATCACAATACCAACTAAACTGACACTTGTAACGAATTGGTATCTGTCTTTTTGGGTCTTGCCAAGACGGTTTGGTTGGGCCTTGATGTACTACTTCACATATAGTATTAGGAAACCTACTATCTATAACTCTATTTAAAGTAACAAATGCTACTGCTAACCAACCACCTGTTCCTTGGTTTTTTGCTTCAAAATATACATTTTTAGCAAGACAGTTTATTTCTTGATTGGGTAATTCAGAAGTTTTATTTTCTTCTGCACTAGTAATTTTTTCAGATGATAATGCAAAGAGACTTGCAATTGCTACTATTGAAGTAGTATATTTAAGCCATTTCATAATCACACTCCTTTATAAATTGTTCAGATAATGTTTCTTGTAACTCATATGCTTGTTTTTCATAAGAAAGATTATAATAGTCTTGACCATCATTATTATCATTGATGCCTAATTCATTCCTTACATACTGTTTAACGTGTACTATTTCGTGACATATTGTTACAATCATTTCTCCAATATCTAGTTTTTTATCAACTTCGATTTCAAAGGTTCTATTGTTATCAGTCATCATACAATACCCAACTGCTCCATCTTTAAGATTGTTCAGTTGTATATCTATTTCTATTTTTTTGAGTCTAGGCATCAATCTACTGATACACCAGTAAGCAACTTGACTTACCAGTTCACGTTGCTTTTTCTTTCCACCGTTAGTATCAATAAAAATCATTTATAGACCGCCGTCTAAATCTTCTACTTCATTTTCATTTGCAAACAACAATAATTCTTGAGCCAACAAAGCAGCTTGTTGTCTATTAACTTGAACAGAACCAAAACCATTTTGACAATTACCCATATCAGATAAACCTGTTTGAGTAACTTGAACACAAACACCTCTTTCTTGGCCACCCCAAAATCTAGTCTGAGACATAGTATCAGTAACATTTCTTAATCTAGTAGACATTTTAAAACTTTCTCTGTTATTACATATATAACTTAACATAAAAAGGGGGTTGTGTCAACCCCCTTTTTTTCTCAATGATTTCAGTCATTTAAGACTGTCAAGTTCTCATCATATATATCATTGAGGTTAAGTGATTCGGTTGGCTTATGATGAGATGAGAGAGAGGTGCCAACCAAATCAAACTCTTTCTAGTTTGCTAACTGTTGAATTAAATACCACCAAGTATATTCTTTTGAGTTCTCAACTCCAAAAATCCATAATGTATCCAACCAACCAAGGGCAAATACAGTAATTAAAATATAAGTAAGGTATTCACCAATTTCATTCATAACATTTGTCATACTTAACTCCTATACCAAATACTGTGGGCCAGTCCATTCAATCTGGAAACCACCTTCAAGAACATTTCCTCGAGCAGCATTTCGAGCAGGTTTGTTATAACCAGCTGATTTTAAAAGGTCACCCTTTTTAAATTTTTTGTCATTTTCTGTACTGACAACAAAACCCCAAACACTATTATTAGAAATAATTCTGATATATTTTGTACCTTCATTGACAGCCCAACCTTCACAAAATTCTTTGTGCATTCGTTCATTGTCTAAGAATTTTGTGTAGTCATGGTTAGCTGCGGCAATCATGTTCTGAATACCGTCAGTAATTTTTTCAAACTTTTTTGTTATTGTAGTTGTCATATTTTTCTCTCTCTTTGTTTCTCTAACTTACCCTTATAATATACCATGATTCGTTTCAAATGTCAAGGGCTAATATATCATTTGTTTACAATATAAGGTTTATTCCACTTACCAATATTAATATCTGTGTAGTAAGCAATATCAAAGTGATCAACCATGGCATCACTATTGTCATACCATTTTGTTCCCCTCATAGCTTTTATAAGATCATTAAGGAATTGTTTTTTAGCACCAGAATAGTGATTGTCTATGTAATAATGATTAACTTGAATGTGACCACCTATCATATCTGGTTTAAAGTCTAGACTTCCAGAGGAAACATTGACAACTAAAGATGAATAGTTCCGAACACCAATAGAACCCTTCATACCGAATTTTTTAAGAACTGCTTTAATACCAACTGAAAGTTCTTTTTTTGTTTCTTGTGAAATATATGCCATTACACTAACTCCAATGATTTTTTGAAAAGAAAGGCCGCACCATCGTCAGAGTCAAAACCCTCTTCAGATGCAAAGTCCATTGACGAACTACCCATTATTGTTTCTGCTATTCCTTTAGTGTTTAGGACATACGCAACAGACTCAGGAGTATTACCCCAACCAACAAGTCCTAGATTTGAAAACATTTGAATCCCACCTTTATGGGCACTTATGAAATCTACTTTATTTTGCATTTTTAAAACTCTCTCTTTGTTTCTCTATCTTACACTATACAATACCATTTAAATACAAAAGAGTCAAGTCTTTTCTGCATAAAAAAACCCTTGTAAAACAAGGGTTTAATTATTATTTTTCTTTTTTTATGTCTTGTAATAGACGTTTTAGTGATTTATCAGGCCATTTTGTCGGAGTGATTCGTTTTACTCTGGGTATCAACGGTTGTTCTTTCTTAGGATATACTATTGATGGCCATTGAATGGGATTTATGATCACCTATCAGCTCCAGATGCCATGCCAGGCGATGCTGGATATACATCTGGTTTTGGAACTACAAATTCTTCATCCCAACCAAACGCTTCTCTTACTACGTTAGAAGATAAACCTTTATACATTTGATGTAGTTTTTTATCTTTAGCAGCAATAACAACTTTTGCTTCGTTTTGATGTAAACCTTCTAACAATTGAAAAAACATTGCTTCTTTTTGATGTTGTTTGGTTTGCCTATCTGCACCTTTAATAAAGTGCCATAGTTTTTTTGCCTCCATAGCTAACATAGTGTGTTCTGTTCCCTCTGGTGATTCATTAGGTGTGTATGGAACTTCACCATCTGGAATTACCCATTCAATTTTTGGATCAAAGCCTGCCTTGAGTACCATGCGTAATGCATCAGTATTATGCTCTCTAAGGATTTTTACCTTTTGGTCTTTAGTTTTTGCTTTGTGTACTCTGTCAAGTACCTCAGAAAAAAGTGGTGTATAAGTTTGTTCTGGCATATTAAAATTCTCCAATTGTTTCAGTAAGATTCTTCAATCTTGATTTTATAAAATAATTTAGTAGTTTGCTTCTGTCACCAAATGGAGCTCCATGAAATTCTGTTAGTATCTCACTTTCCAATTCATTTGGAATCTTACTCAAGTCAATGAGTTTTTCATTTCTTTGGTAATTTCTTTTGACCTCATCCTGTAAATCATTAATATCTATATCTAACCAAGTCTCAATCTTTTTCTTTCCTAAAGGTCTTTGTCTTAATCCATCCGTAAATGTATTGTCTGGTGATAGAACATTAGGTACTCCATCACTAGTGTCGCCTTTAAGTATATGTTCTTTTATATAGGTTTCTGGATTATGGTCATTTATATACTTTTTAAGAATAGGACTGTATTGTTTTACATTCACATATTTTTGTAATTGAATAAAATCTTTATCGCCAGATACAATAATAATATTTTCATTTTTACTGCGGTCTTTTTCTGTTTGAGAAAACTTGCACAACGTAGCAATGATATCATCAGCTTCTGCACCATAAACTTCTAGAAATTTATATGGTAGATTTTCCTTAATTTCTGCTTTGATTCTATTTAAGACTTCAAAGATAGCATCCCAATCTTTACTGTCAGCATCTCTACCTTTTTTTCGATTTGATTTATATTGAGGAAAAAAGTCTCTTCTCCAGTAATGTTTAGAATCATAAGTAAGTATTACTTCACCATACTCTGCGTTAAACATTGTTCTATACATACGAACTGAATTGAGTATCATATGTCTTACCATACTTTCATCAGGTTCTTTTGTTTTCGTCATATTCAAATGCATCATTAGACTGGCTAATGAGATTTGATTCATATCAATTATTATCATTCTTTATCATCTTTATCATCTGTTGGTATATTATATGTTGTTTGAATTAATTTACTAAGCATCTCATAGTCAACTTTAGAAAAGGTTTGGAGTGGATTTTCTGTTTCTAATTTCATCATAGAATGAATAAGTTGATGCATTGGGTGTTGGTAATCTAATGTTCTATACATAATAGACTTTATTATTTCATTTAAAAAACCAATTTCAGAAATAAATTGTGAATTTTTTATGTCTACACCATTTTCTGCAAGATTATGTATTGCTTGAATCATAATGTTTTCAGCAACTTCGTCGATGAAAAACATATCATCTGAAAATATATCAGTTTCAGTTGGGTTTACAACTTTTGCTCTAGACCAAGGGCCTTTTACTACATTGTTTACGTTGATTGGTGTTTCTGCCATTTGACCCTCTTTTCCTCATACTCACCATAATAATCGTTAATCCAATCACCATGTTTTAGGTAATGTTGCATATGCCTAACGTAGCCTTCGCAGTCACCAAGTTTAGCTAAAGCACCCTTCATTTCTTTACGAGCAGCTGTTCTATAAGATGCAGCCAAAGACTTTTGTGTCTTAATCCACGACTTCACTTTTTTTGCTGATAGTGGATGATCATCACCCTTATCAAGAACATAGGAACATATAGACTCATTTTTAGCTGGTGCTCTAGCAGCACGAGCCTTTTCAAGTCTTTCAGATGCAGCAGCACGTTGCTCATCAGTCATAGGTTTACGTTTCTTACGAACCTTTGGTGCTACCCAACTATTATTTTCAGTACTAGCTATAATCTTTTTTCTAGCCATTTTCAATTTCCTTCTGTGGTTACTTTTTCAATCTTTTTCAGCCATCTTCGTCTACCTGCAGCTTTAGCAAGTCTACGTTTTTCACTCTTTGCAGTATAATGAGTACGTTCACGCATTTCGTTAAATATACCTTCGGTTTGCATACGTTTTTTCAACACACGCAATGCACCATTAATATCGTTGTTACGAACATCAACAGTCATACCAGATTTTTCTCTATCTTTTTTCACTCTTTTTTAAGTCCTTCTAAAAATTCTATGGTTATATCTATTAAATCAGAGGTGACGATAAAATTAACCATTGCTGTAATTACACCAAAGTGGTATAACATAATTCCAAATGCAATCCATAATATAGGTTTAATCATCTAATTTAATTATTTCCTCTTCTCCATTTTCATCTGTTTTAGTCTTTATATATCCACCATCTCTCAGAGAATCTAAAATCTCATGAGCTATTTCTGCTGTATCATTTTGAGATTTACCCCAAAAATAAGTTACAATACAAGCACTCATTGCAATTAAAAATGCTGTTGTAGTACTAATCATGCAAGACTCCAAACTTCTTGAACTGTGTCTTTGATTGTTTCGGAATTAATATACGGCACCATTGATTTACCCAATGAAATTGAACGAGACACTGCCTCACCCGATGTCTTTGAATTTCTTATAATGTTTTGAACACTATCCCAAAAGATGTCTTCAATTTCCATTATCCATTTTTTAGTGCCACTCATAGTTCTCTCCATCATTATTATATTTAACAGTAACACGATTCGTTGTCAATGTCAAGGGCCTTTTTCGCTAATATTTAGATTATTTAGGAAAAAATCCATATATAATTCTTCATTTAGAATAGAATAGCTATTGCAATTACCAGAAGTTTTTATGTGTGTGCAAACTTTTTTTGGAGCATATCTTTCTACCATAGTTTCCCACCAACCAATAGGTTCTACTGTGCAATGTGCATTATCACCATTAGGAAGAATGGCATCGGCTGGAGCAGTTGCAATACCAAGAAATACAAACTTATTTGCCCTAGAGAATATCTTATCAAAAGTTTCTGGAATTTGTTCTTTAGGAATATGTTCCATTACGTCAAACGAAATTACACCATCAAAAGTACCTTCTGGTAAAGTATCATATTTTGGAATTGCTGGATCATAAAGTGATGGTAGTATTCCACCCCAATGTTTATGATGATTATGATCTAAATAACCTTCTGCTTTACCACACCCAAAGTCTAGTATACTTTCAGCTTTCCAATCTTGTACTAAATCTACTATATGTTGTAAATAAAATTTTAATCCACCACCATTACCATAATCATTGTGTTCTTTGTGATATTGTTTATACTGTTCAATCCACTCGTTCATGTAACCCCACAAAATATTCTGCATCAACAACCACCAAAGGTTTCTGATTATTACGTTTAATAAAGACAACTGGTTCATAATTACCAGAGTTAGATTCTGCTTGTTCGTATGATTTCCATACGTTCAATGTCTCCTGATTCTTACATTCAATAGAATATGGAAACTTTTCTCTAGCAGCACGAGCCATGATGAGGTCTTCCCCACCAGCGCCCATACTTCTAGATTCTACATCTTCTGGGTGTACTTCAAGTTTTTCAATCAGTTGGTCACGAACCCATTGTTGGAATCGTCTACCTTTTGCCTTAGCTGATGATGTTTTCATTCAATTTTAATCCCCAAACAAGTAACAGCAATACCATTATGAGATATCATAACCTTTGCACGTTCTTTACTTTTGGAACACTCAAGTTGAGTTTCATAACGACCTAACACAAAATGATCTACAGGATTTCCTGATATTAGTTGCATCCATATAAGAATCCAAACCATTACAACTGTCTCCTTACAAAATCATAGGCGGGCAACTCTCTACCTTTACAGTCACAACTTTCGCATCCACACCATTCAATATAATCACACTCTCTATCGCAATGACATTCGTGACCACATTCTTGACATTTATTCATCATAGTCATCTCCGTAATCTTCAAGCTCATCTTCCAACTCCTCGTTAAGTTCATCACCACAAAACGGACAATGAACTACTTTATATAGTCGGGTTTCTAGATGGTGTTTTATAGCAAACTCAGCATCACACGATTCACATACAATTAACTTCATACTATTTCACACGCACCAGCAGCACATGCCAATTCTTGTGCTCCTATTGTCATATCTTGAGATTCATATTCAGAAAGTTTTGCCCAATCTACTTCTTTTGGCATTTGTTTTAGTAGAATCTCATAACCTGCTTTATCAGTATCTTGATATGGTGCTTGTTGGTATGTGTGTTCACTAAATGGTAAGAATGATACTCCACTCATCCAATCAAAGTTTTTATATACCCATGAACCAACTTCCATCCATTCGTCTTCTTTTACAGAAATTGTAACAGATGGTTTGTGCTCACACCAATGTTTCTGATAAGTCAACCACAATTCCAGTTGTTCGATAGCATTCATATCTGTTCTAAATATAGCACCCTTGTCTACTTTCATAGGGAAAGAGAATACAGCAGTAT